TGGTGGTGGTGGCGGTGGTGGAGGATCACCAGGAATATCAGGTGGAACTGGAGGTTCAGGCGTAGTTATTTTAAGGTATAAATTTCAATAATGACAAGCACAATTAAAGTAAATAAAATAGAAAAAGTAGATGGAAGCACAATAGAAATAGGTGGACCAGGCACTGCTGTTAATTTAGCTTGTGGTGCTACACAAACTGGATTTGGTAGAACAGGAACTGTAGATTGGTGTACGACTGCCAAGACTTCACCTTTTACTTCAGAAAGTGGTAAAGGATATTTTGTTAATACAACCAGTAGCACGATTACTGTAACTTTACCTGCAAGTCCTAGTGGGGGTGATATAGTTTCTATTAAAGATTATGCTAGAACTTTTGCTTGCAATGCGGTTACAGTTTGTAGGAATAGTTCTAAAATGTGTGGTACTTGTTTTAACACAACTTTTAACACTAAAGGACTTTCTGCAACTTTGATTTATGTAGATGGGACTAAAGGTTGGCAACTTATAAATGATGATGCAACAACACAAACAGGAGCTTCATTTATAACTGCAACAGGGGGTAATGCTGTACTTACTTGTGGTAATTTTAAAACTCATGTTTTTACAGGTGATGGTACTTTTTGTGTTTCTGCTGTCGGAAATCCAGCAGGTTCAACTACAGTAGATTATGTGGTTGTAGCAGGTGGTGGTTCTTCAGGAAAATCATCAGATTTAAGTGTTTATTCTTCAGGTGGAGGCGGTGCAGGAGGTTTTAGACTTTCTAATTCTTTAGGTATACCCGCTCCTACAATGTCACCTTTAGCAAGTCCAACGGCTTTGCCTGTATCAGTTCAAGGTTATCCTGTTACTGTGGGAGGTGGAGGCACAGGAAATTATAGTGCAGGTTCAAATTCAATTTTTAGTACGATAACTTCTGCAGGTGGTGGAGTAGGAGGAATAAACGCAACTTCAGGACCAAATGCAGACAGAACGCCTGGTTTACCAGGCGGTTCAGGTGGAGGTGGAAGTTCATCTTCTCCTCCTAATATAAATGGTTCAGGTGGAACAGGTAATACACCCCCAGTTAATCCAGCACAAGGAACTGATGGAGGATCAGGTCAAATCGTAGGAGCAACTGCAGGAGGAGGCGGTGGTGGAGCTGGAGGAGCAGGTGGTAACGGACCAAACCCAGTGACTACTGGTGGAGCTGGAGGTATTGGTAGTTTTATTGCAGATGGTTTTTTAGGTCCAACAGCACCAAGTTATGGAACACCAGGTCCAGTTTCAAATGTTAGATATTTCGCTGGAGGTGGAGCAGGCGGAGCAGGATATCCTGGTGCAGCCGTACCAGGGGGCACAGGAGGAGCTGGTGGTGGTGGAGATGGTGGCCCTACTGGAGTTCCTAATGAAGGAGATACTGGTACAATTAACACAGGTGGTGGTGCTGGTGGTTCTAAAGGTAATCCAACATATAATGCTAAAGCAGGAGGTTCTGGTATAGTATTAATAAGATACAGATTTCAATAGGATAAATTATGGGTACAATTAAAGTAAATAAGATAGAAAAAAGATCAGGCAGCACACTAGAATTAGGTGGCGCTTGCACAGCAGTAACTTTAGCTTCTGGTGCTACACAGACAGGATTTGGTAGAACAGGAACAGTTGACTGGTGTACTACAGCAAAAACAAGTCCTTTTACAGCAGCTAGTGGTGATGGATTTTTTCTTAATACAGCATGTGGTGCAATTACAGTAACCTTACCATCTTCTCCATCTGCTGGAGATATAGTAGCTTTTAAAGATTACAATAACACTTGGGATACTAACAATGTTACTGTAGCAAGGAATGGTTCTAAAATTAACGGACAATGTGCTTGTGCAACCTTACGAACAGAATCACAATCAGTAACTTTAATTTATGTGGATAACACAAAAGGTTGGCAAGATATACATGACTCAACTTCTGATGTAACAGGTGAGTCTTTTGTTGCAGCAACAGGCGGAACAGTAACAACTTGTGGTAATTTTAAGATACATACTTTTACTGCTGATGGATGTTTTCAAGTAACAAATGCAGGAAATGAAGGAGGATCAAATAAAGTTTCCTACGTAGTAGTCGCTGGCGGTGGAGGTGGAGGATCAGAAAACGCATCAACAACTAGTTCAGGAGGTGGAGGTGCTGGTGGTTACAGAGAAGGAAGAGATTCACCAAAAGATTCTTACACAGCTAGCCCTAAAGCGGATTCAGATTCAGGTTTACCAGTTAGTGTTCAAACTTATCCAATTACAGTTGGTGGTGGAGGACCTGGCGCTCCAAGTTCCTCAGGACAAAATGGTACTAATGGAGTAAATTCAGTTTTCTCAACAATAACTTCTGCTGGTGGTGGAGGAGGAAGTGGAAAACCCACAACAGGTAGTGGAAATGATGGCGGATCAGGTGGAGGAGCAAAACAAAACAATCCTTTAACACCAGAACCAGGAGGACCTGGTAATGGTTTTGGAAGTGGAAATGTTCCACCAGTAGCACCACCACAAGGTAATCCAGGTGGAAATTCTGATAGTCCAGGACCTTCATATGGAGCAGGTGGAGGCGGTGGTGCCGGTGCAGCAGGTGGGGCTCCAACAACACCCGCTAACGGAGCAGGTGGAGCAGGAGTAAGTTCATCAATAACAGGATCATCAGTTGCAAGAGGTGGTGGAGGTGGAGCAGGTAAAACTCATGCTCAAAGTCCAACAACTAGAGATGCTGGACCAGGTGGAGTTGGTGGTGGTGGAACGGGACAACCAGGTCCAGGAACCGATCCAGTAGCAAACGGAACACCTAATACTGGCGGTGGTGGCGGTGGTGGACATGGAAAACCTAATCCTTCAGTAAGTTGTGGTGGAAATGGTGGATCAGGAGTAGTAATAATAAGATACAAATTTCAATAGTTGAAATAAATTAATAATTAATATATAAGGAGAACATTATGGCACATTATGCAAAACTAGGAGCAAACAATAAAGTTATAGCGGTACACGTTGTAAACAATTCTGATTGTCAAAATGCTGATGGTATTGAAGACGAAGAAGTAGGTAGACAGTTTTTGGAAAGAATCCATAGATGGCCTCTTTGGAAAAAAACATCTTACAATACACAACACAATCAGCATAAAGAAGGTGGAACACCTTTCAGAGGTAACTACGCAGGAATAGGTATGATTTATGATGAAGATAACGATATCTTCATAGGACAAAAACCTTATGCTAGTTGGACTTTAAATGTGGCAGAAGCAAGATGGCAATCACCAGTTGGTGATGCACCAGCATTGTCTGAAGAAGAAGTTATGACCCATCACTATGAGTGGGATGAAGCTAACGGGAGCTGGAATAAAATAGAAAAGTAATTTATGCAGAAGGTGGTGTTATCTGAGGTTGACTTGTATCATGGTAAGGTTGATATGCCTAAAGGTTTCAATATTGACCGAGATCAAATAAGAAACGACATTATAGAATCTTTCGTAACTCAAAATAGAATAAACAATAATCCTAAAACTTACGCTTTTAATGATTATGTTGTGCCTTTTTCTCAACCCTTACAGTGGATGCAAGATTATGTGAGAGATCACTGGAGAGTTGAATATGGTAGAACTTTAGTCCCTAAAAATATGCATGGTAATGTCATGCGCCCTAAAGAAAAATCTTGGGTAAGAAATCAGGTTGAGCCAGTTGACTTACGTAACTCACCAGACTACACCTTAATTTATGGTGTTGATGTTAAAGATGGTTCTTGTGAGTGTATTATCGAATATGATGATAACAGAAGAAAAAATAGAACTTGGCATATACCTATAAATAATAATGAATTTATAATGTTTCCAGCCACTAATAAATATTCTTTTTCACCTAATGCTTCTAATGGCTTGAATATAATTTTAACTATTAACTATGAGTATATTTAAATGGAAACAATAGATATTTTTAAAATTCCTATGTTTAGTGGTAAAATAAATTTAAATGTTAAACCACTAATAAATAAAATTAATTTGTTAAAAAAGCAAAACCCTAAAGGTAATATAAATAGTAATGTGGGAGGATGGCAACATTCATTACCTGATAATTTTGATGACCAGATGATAGATCAAATATCTAATAATGTTAACCGTTTTGCTAAAGAACTAAAATTAAAAAATCCACTTAAATTAAATCATATTTGGGTTAACATAAATGATTATAGTGATTACAATAAACCTCATGTTCATCCTAGATCACAATTATCTGGAGTCTTTTATTTAAAAGTTCCTAAAAACTCTGGCAACATTGTTTTTATAAACCCTGTTGGTCATTTGTTAAATTACGATTGGGGAACAGTTTATCTAGATGAATTTAATCATTACAATTCTTATACATACACTTACAACAGTGAAGATTTAAGATTATACATATTTCCAGGTTGGTTGTCTCACTTTGTAGAACCATCAAAAAATAAAAAAGAGGAAAGAATATCTATTTCTTTCAATTATAGCTTATGAATATATCTAATTACTTTTGGTACTTTCAATCTGCAATACCACCAAGAATTTGCGATATGATTGTGCAATACGGTAAAGCAGAAAAGAAAAGAGAGATAATGGCAATCACAGGTGGTTTTGGTAGAGATAGAAATTTAGACAAACAACCTCTTACTAAAGATGAAATAAAAAATTTACAAAAGAAAAGAGATTCAAATATTGTTTGGATGAATGACACATGGATATATAAAGAAATTCAACCTTACGTTAAGATGGCAAATGAAAACGCAGGTTGGAATTTTGAATGGGATTGGTCAGAATCTTGTCAGTTCACAATATATAAAAAAGGTCAGTATTATGATTGGCACTGTGATAGCTGGGATAAACCTTATGCAGAAGAAGGTCCAACAAAAGGAAAGATAAGAAAACTATCTGTAACGGTAACGTTAACAGATCCAAAAGAATATGAAGGTGGTGAGTTAGAGTTTGATTTTAGGAATGAAGATCCTGATAGAAAACCTAACATTAGAACATGCACAGAAATATTACCAAAAGGCTCTTTGGTTGTATTTCCTTCATTTGTATGGCATAGAGTCAAACCCGTAACAAAAGGAGAGAGGAATAGTCTAGTGATATGGAATCTTGGCTATCCATTTAAATAATATGAAACAAGGCGGAAGTAATAAACCAAAAGGACATGTAGATTTTAAATCTGCATTTTATTTTCAAACACCGGTATGGATTGCAGAGGCACCTATGTTTTTGAAAAACACAATTAAAGTAACAGATAAATATATTAAGAAAGCAGAAAAAATTTTAAAAGATAAATTAAAAAATGAACCAAAATGGAAAAAAGATATAGGTACCTTTGGTTTATCAAAACATAGTGAGAGTTTTTCACAAGATCCTAAAATAAAAGACTTAGTAGAATTTATAGGTCAAAGGTCTTATGAGTTTTTAGATTGGCAAGGATTTAATTTACAAAACAGTAGTTTACACTTTACAGAATTTTGGGTGCAAGAGTTTAGTGAAAAGGGTGGTGGCCATCACGACACGCATGTTCACTGGAATCAACATGTATCAGGATTCTACTTTTTAAAATGTAGTGAGAAAACATCTTACCCAATATTTCATGATCCAAGACCTGGTGCAGAGATGACGAAACTATTTTTAAAAAATCAACAACAAATCACATTAGGAACTAATCAAGTTCATTACAAACCAAAACCAGGAACGATGATTATTTTTCCAGGTTATGTTCCACATCAATTTGCGGTGGACCCAGGTTTAGAGCCGTTTAGATTTGTACATTTTAATATTAAAGTTGTTGAAACTGCAATATCAAAAGAAAGGAGTATGAATGAGCTTTAAAAAAAATAAATATTGTGTCATCAAAGAAGCTGTACCAAAAGACATAGCTACATTTGTTTACAATTATTTTTTACTTAAAAGACAGGTAGCTAGAACTTTGTTTGACAAAAGATATATATCTAACTTTACTGAAGAATGGGGAACGTGGGCAGACTCACAAGTTCCAAATACATATTCTCACTATGCAGATATAGCCATGGAAACTTTATTAATGAGAACATTACCCATTATGGAAAAAAAGACAGGACTTAAATTAAATCCTACATATTCTTACGCAAGAATATATAAAACTGGTGATACTTTAGCTAGGCATAAAGATAGATTTAGTTGTGAGATATCTACAACGTTAAATCTTGGAGGTGATCCTTGGCCCATACATTTAGAGCCGAAGAAAAATGTTGGTATACCTGACGGTAAAAAAATAACAGTAACTAGTAATAATAAAGGTATTCTAGTAAATTTAAAACCTGGTGATATGTTAGTTTATAGAGGCATGGAATTAGAACATTGGAGAGAAGAGTTTCAGGGAGATAATTGTGCCCAAGTATTCCTGCACTATAATGATCAAAAATCTAAAAATGCTGATCAAAATGTAAATGATCGAAGACCTCATTTAGGACTTCCAGCTTGGTTTAAAAAGTGATATATCTTTAGACTGGGGAGAGTGTCACCACCATAACACCACACTCTCTCCTGTTTAAGGATATATTATGTTAGGATTAAGTGCATTTTCAGAGTTTCCATTTGCTACAGCAGGCGAAGATAGAAACGTAACTATTACGGCTACTAAGACATCGTTAACGTTAACGATAGGTAGTATCGGTATTACAGCTGATTCTATTACTGAGAACGTTTCAGGTAGTCCATTAACACTTGGTTTTGGTACACTATCAATATCCGGACAAGCTAATTTAAGCCCTACGGGCAGCCCACTGACCCTGGCTACCGGAACAGCCGTAATTTCAGCAGCAGCCAATATGTCTGTCACTGGAAACGCATTGACTATGGCTACAGGTACTGTTACAGTAACTGCAGCAGCAAATGTAGACGTTACTGGTAGTGGATTAACACTAGCTACAAAGGACGCTACGGCAATAACATGGAGTGGAATAGTGCCAGGCGCAACAATGGTCTGGACACCAATAGAACCTTATTAATATGGCATCAAGTTTTTCTACAGACACAAAACTAGAACTCATAGCAACCGGTGAAAAAGCTGGTTTATGGGGCACAATAACAAATACAAATTTACAGATATTAGAACAATCAGCTACAGGATATTTAAGTCAATCCATGGCATCTGGAGACGTTACACTTACATTAACAAATGGTGCTACTTCAGATGGTAAAAATGCTTTTTATGAATTAACTGGAACTTTAACTGGTAATAGAACTTTAATTATGCCTAGCGGTGCAGAGAGATCTATTATTGTAAAAGACTCTACAACAAGAGGTAGCGGTGCTACACTTTTTTCTTTATCTGTTCAAACAGCCAGTGGAACAAGTATACCTATACCAATAGGTGCGTCTGTTGCGGTTGTATCAGACGGCACAAACATGAAACTAGGCTTACTATCAAAAGGTTATGGAACTGTAAATTCAGCATCAGTAACAACTTACATTGCAGTGGCTGGTGATCAACTGTTAACAAATACAACAACTGCAGGAATTACAATTACACTTCCTACCTCAGCAGCAACTGGCGATGAGTTAGTAATAGTAGATGCTAGAGGAACGTTTGGATCTAATAATTTAACTGTAAATAGAAATGGTCATAACATAAACAGCTCTGCTTCTAACCTAACTTTATCAACAAATGGTCAAGCTATAACTTTAGTATACGTTGATGCAACTCGTGGCTGGGCTTTTAAGACAAATACGGCATAGGAGGATGAATCATGCCTCTTACAAGAGTTAATTTTGCACCTGGAATAGACAAACAAAACACAACTGTTGGCGCAGAAGGACGTTGGGTTGATTGTAATAATG